GGAAATTAAACGATTATTGGCAGGCAATGAAGATCGTGTCATTGAAGCTATTGAGCGAGCCGCCGATCCGAGTAAGCCAGATGCGCCTCACGGCTTTCATGTGCTGCAACGTATGCGCGAGATGGAGGCCGCCGGAGAATTTAGCCCTGAATCACCTGATGCGCCTATACGATCAGGCCGTCCGGCGGTACTCAAGGCGATTGATGAGGCACTGGCCTGTTGCCCGCAAGTTGTAGTCAAACAGCATAAGATGTCCTGTTGCGGTCATGTAACAATCAATGTGAAAAATCAAGAAACGCGCAAATTAGAGAAAGTGCGCGAACTGGTATTGTTACCCGATCAGGCCGACAAGGTGGACGATACGTTTGTGCCGACCAGCATCCGGTTTGTCGAAAATGATCCGCCGGAAAAGTGCCCAATCTGTAAACGTAAGTTTATACAAGCCAGCCAGGTTGCATTCACCCCTGATCCTGATGCAACAATGGTGCGTGTTCGTCCGATTCACGTTAAAACCGGCACACAGGGTACGGAGGTGAATCATGGCTAATCTTGCAAGCAATCAAATCAAACTTGAAGCGTTCACAGGCGGCGTCGATGTACTGACTGCAACAATCAAGGTTTCGTTGCACACCTCAACCCTTACGCCAGATGCAGATACACACAAGTTTTATTCTGACTTGACCAACGAAGCGCCAGCAACCGGCGGCTATACAACCGGCGGCGCTACACTTGCTGGTAAATCGGCAACGATTGATACAACCAATGATCGCGGCGTTTTTGATGCTACCGATGTTACCTGGGCATCAAGTACAATTTCATCTGTGCGTTACGCGTGTGTTTATGAGTCCACTGGTACAGGGTCAACATCCACTATTATCGGTTTTATTGACTTTGCCAGCGACAAGTCCAGCGCCGGTACTGATTTCGTGATTCAGTTCCACGCAGACGGTATTGCGTACATCGGGTAATGTCTACATTCGGCAGGTTTATTAGTGCAGTATTCCAGAGACTTGTAGACTTAACTGATGTTCCGTCACCAGTTGCCAGTTATTTGTTGGCTCGCAATTCGTCCAACACAGGTAATGAGTGGGTACCAAACAATGGCGGCAGTCCTCCATTTGTTATGGCCGGCGAATGGTCTAGCGTAATTGATGATTATAGTGCTGCTGGAGTTGATACGGAAACTGTACTGGCTTCACCGGCTGTGTCTGGCAATAATTACATTTATGTTGTAGACAACACACACTATAGCGCCGGACACGGAATAGCTATTGTGGGTGCAGGGACAGCGGGAGCTGATCTGATTACAAGTGTATACAGTGTTTCCGGTGGAGGAAGGATTGATCTTAATGACACCATCGTTACTACAAAAAGTGCCGGAACGACTGTCTATCATGATGACACTGTTGCGATACAGAATTATTTAAATGAAGGGAACCTTTCTAAGTCATACTTGCCGAGTGGTTTAAAATCCATAGTAACCAGCAAGCTAGAGTTTACCAAACTAGGAACTCAGGTGTTTGGCCCTGGGATGTTTGGGTGCGATTTGTATATATCATTAAATGAATACCCGCATTTAAGCGGTCCGTATTTCACGCAAACACCAGTAGCTATAATTTATCAAAGATTCGATGACGATGACATGATGTTTGCCGGGTCAAACAATTGCACACTGAATGGTTTTGTATTGGAGCCTCACAGTACCATTGAGATGGCAGGTTATTCAGGTATAGCGGTCGGTGGCGTAACTACAGGCGAGGCATACGAAACTTACGGGAGCAGTGGGATTGTATCGAGTGTAAATATTTTAAATATGAACCTATCAAGATTCTGGCGCGGCGTTACCCACAGAATCGCATGGTCATTAACTATTCGAGACACGTTTATTGAGGGTTTTAGAAACTATGGGTTCTATATGGATACCGTCGCGCCTTATGGTGGCGGCCTTTTAGACAATATTGATTTCCGAGGACATAGGCTTACTTCAACCATTTCCACAGTACATGGTGCTAATGTAGAGTCCTGTATTTATATTGCGGGTGGTGATTTTATGCAATACAGGCATATACACGGCTATTTATCCAAGCATGGCTTTGAATCGCACGCTGACCAACAGTACATGAACGATGCTTATTTTGATAACCTCTTTGCAGGGTATGCAGTTAAATTAATTGGTGCTAATAAATGTGCGATAAGTAATGTTGGACATTATCATAGCAGCGGCAATTATTATGTTACTGGCAATAATAATGTGTTGAGTACCTTTGCGGCTGGAAGTGGCGCAGGGTATCCGAGCGTAAATACGGGGTCAGGAAATAAAATCATAGGTGTCTCATAGTGGGTGTATTAAACTTCACAACATTCACCGCCGCTGGAGCAGACGCTGGTACATTGCTTTCTACCACAAGCGCTAGAGCAACGCTCGCTGCGTGCGATGGGACAAATGATGCACAGTTATGGTTAGATCAGGGCGCTGCATATTATAACGGCGACTTTGAGTTTACCCTTGATGCTGTATTAACCACAGAATGGACATCTACTAGTACCCAGTCTGCACTTATATGGAGTGTAACTAATACAACGAATGATCCAAACGACTATGATTCCTGTATAGAGGTTTGGCTTCAAACATCCCTCAACGGCAATAGACTATTATTGCTTGAATGTTATCCAGGCGGATCAATAACTGCAAGTGACGTTACCGCGTACACCGTAGTCAAAGATGATGTTCAATATATTCGCGTCACTAGAGATGAGTCTGTAGGCACTAATGGTACTGTTTATGTTGATGTTTATAGCACAAGTGCTAATCGCGACAGCGAAACAAGCGCCACATATAATCTATCTATTGCGCTTAGTGCTAAAGTAGATTTTAGATATATATGGGGGCCTAGTGTCGTTGGAACAGGTGCTACAGCCCCTAGTTCAATAGCGTGCTATGTTGAAAATCTTACAGAAATACTAGCAGCACCGACCACCGTAATTGCAAGCCCGATAACAATGGCAACAGCAATACCAGCATCATCATGGTATAGCCCGCCGGTCACAATAACGCCTGATCCAATTATAATAAACAGCCTTATACCCGCATCGGTAGCAGGCACAGAAACTGTCGCGTTTGCTGCCCCGTTAATATTTGATGTTGCTATTCCCGCATCTTTTGCAAACATTCCATCGGTTATTGAAGCCCAGCCAATATCCATGCTGTTTGTGGTGCGCGATGTTGACGTAATGGGCAAACCGCCTGCTATTGGTGTTACAGGATTTACATCCAACAGTACTGTTGAGGTTGCCATTTATGATATGACCGCAGGCGCTCGAACAGTGTTGCTAGACTGGACAAGCACAGGCGTTGTTGAATCACCGAATACTGATGGACTTACGTCGACGTATTATCGGCTATCAGCAGAAGTGGGTGATGACAGGCAGGTGGAAGTTAAAATCAGAAATGCTGACGTTGCCGCCGAGCACGTAGAGTTTATGATTAGCCTATACGAAGCCTATATATTGAATATCCGTGGCAAGGTTAATCTTTTGCCGATTGCTGAATATGAGTTGCGCCGGTTGATTAAATTAATGGGCTGGCAGAAAGGCAACCCGATCACACAGACCGAAACTCAGAGATATGACGATCAGGGTACAGAAATGATATTGTATGACAATAGCAATCCAGGCGTCACCAGGGTTGAAGCTACTGAGCCGTAAGCCGTGGCCGCTGGCTCAATATTTCGCTATGACTCATTTACCGGCAGTGGGTTACTCAGCGACCACGCATCAGAAATTGACGAATACGGAAAGACATGGAGCGATACCAATAGCGTATTGACCATAAATCCTGGCGGTGGTTTTGTACAGAATATTTCAGCATTAACACTTGGCACTGCTTATGTCAGCAATGTGCTTGAAGATCCTGATGTTGTTTTAACATTAAATGCAGATTTTACCAGCCAGTATGGTCAGTTTGTAACTGGCAATTATCTGATGATCGGTGCGCGTGGGTACAAGTGTAAGGTTGTTAAAGGCACTGGCTCAAATGAATCAGCACAAATCGAGCTGTACGCTGGCGGTACATTAATCGCGACATCGGTCAATATCGAATTAACACGCGCTTTTTATCCTGTTGTTTTTTCAGTGCTCGGAACGTCTATATCAGCAACACTCGACGGCGTTACAGCATCGGCTACCGATTCAACGTACACAGCGCCTAGCAATACGTTTTTTCAAATAAAGCGCAGCGGCATAAGAATAACCAGCTTAACGGCGCAATATGATTCGTTCATACTGCCAACTGTTATGGCGAATCCAATTATTATGGCAACGGCATTACCGGGGCCAGTGGGGCCGATTGAAGTAGCGGTCAGCCCTATCATAATGACTACTGTGTTGCCGGTGCCGGTAATACTGAAAGACTTATTTATCGCTGCAGACCCGATTATGATGCAAACCTGGGTCTGGCCAATTGAAAAATTTTATTCAATCTTGGCTGTTGATGCTGCAATCGGCATAAGTTTTAGTGTGCCGGTGCCGGTGGTGCTGAAAGACTTATTTATCGCTGCAGACCCGATTGTGTTGTTGGCGGCAATTAACAGTTCCAGCGTAGCTATTCAGGTCCCAGCCGATTCGATCACACTGTCAGTGCATGTGCCTGAGCCAGATGTGCAATTGCTCCTGGTAACCGTCGATCCTATCACGCTGACGGCGCAGATTGGCGCAGCAACGGTGCATTTTATTTTCGATGCGCCTACAGGGGTTTACAAGGAATACCACCATGTCCTGGCCACAATGGGGCTATTGACGCATGACACGATGCTTATGTCATCTGAAGGTGTACCGAAATCATGGTGGCAAGCCTGGTGGGATAGACTTTGGAAAGTAATTGTTATCATCAAGAAGAATCTGATCTTCTTAATTAAAGACCAGCGGATTATTATAATGACACGACAAAATAACATAATTGAACTGAGCAAACCGAACTTGGTATCAATACTTAATAAGAAATTCAATACTTTGTTTATTGGGAAGCAAAACAATATGATCAGACTTGGCAATCAGGACAATATAATTAGGGCAGGTGATCGATAATGGCCGCTAAACGCTGGCCGGCATTGGCCACTGGTGGATCTGATACCTTTGGAATTGATTGGACGCGCCGGCTACCTGCTGGATCCTCGCTTGTTTCTGTTGCATATACATCTGATCCGGTGGATAGCAATATATCATTCAGTGGTGAGGAGGTGGCCAGCAATGTAGGCACTGTCATCATTACGGCTGATTCTGATGCGCCTGATAAAAGTGAATACCTGATCAAATGTGTGCCAACACTTGATACTGGCGTATGTTCACCCGTATCTGTATTGCTGAAAATTGTTAAACACAAGCCGGCGGAGTAATAACGTGGCTGTAAGAAAACAATTATTATGGGATGAGCGTACACGCCAAAAGATCAAGGCCACGCAGATTATTAACAGAATACAGGATTTCATTCTTAATGATCCGGAAGGTATTGTAAATGAAAAAACGGGCAAGGTACGCAACAAGGCCAAGTTTAAGCCCATGTCGTCAGCCCAGGTTAATGCCGCGCTTGGTCTGCTTCGCAAAGTCATGCCAGATCTTGCGACAGTTGAAGCCAATTTCGAAGGTGAGATTGTCAGCCGTGTCATTAATGCGGAACCAATGAGCGATGAACAGTGGGAAAAAGAATATTGTGGCGATTTGGAGCCCGCAGAAGGGACCGCAGAAAGCGCTGATTGATTGCCCACTCCCTGAAATTTTCTACGGTGGCGCTAGGGGTGGAGGTAAGACAGACGGTGTACTAGGCAAGTATGCTATCAAAATGGAGATGTACGGAAAGTACTTTAATGGCGTTTTCTTTCGCCAGGAAGTGCCAATGCTCGATGACGCGATCGAGCGCAGCAAAGATATATTTGAGCAATTAGGCTGCAAATGGCAGGACCAAAAAAGAACCTGGAGGCATCCAACTGGTTGCAGGTTACGTTTCAGGCCATTGGAGTCGATCAAGGATGCAGACAAGTATCAGGGCCAGAACGTCACTGATGCTTGTGTCGAGGAAGCCGGTATTTATCCGGATCCAGGGCCAATAGACCGGCTAAACGGTGTTTTGCGCAGTGCATCAGGCATACCCACGCAGTTATTGTTGACTGGCAACCCGGGTGGTGCTGGTCAGGGATGGATCAAAGAACGATATATCGATCCGAACCCTAACGGAATGCAGTTGTTAACAAGAGATTTGCCGAACGGGTTTAAACACCGGTATGTATTTATACCGTCACAGCTCAAGAATAACCGGATACTGATGGCCAACGATCCGAATTATGTTAATCGTCTATACCTGGTTGGATCCAAAGCGCTGGTAGAAGCCTGGTTAAACGGCGACTGGAACGCCGTCGAAGGCGCTTATTTCGATTGCTGGGATCCGCGCATGGTGATCAGGCCTGTTAGTCTACCGGATCACTGGTTAAGGTTCAGATCATTTGATTGGGGCTCAGCCAAGCCGTTCAGTGTTGGATGGTGGGCCTTGGCATCGGAGGATTTCATTCACCCTGATGGCTTTGTAATACCCAAGGGGGCCATGGTCAGATATCGGGAATGGTACGGGGCAAAATCAGCCAATGTCGGCTTAAAGATGACGGCAGAGCAGGTTAGTGATGGGATCCTGGAGCGGGAAAATGAGCGCATTGATTACAGTGTTGCGGATCCGTCGATATTTTCTGAGGATGGCGGGCCCAGCATAGCAGAAAGGATGCTGCCTATAGCCTGGGTGCGTGCTGACAATAAACGTGTAGCACATCGAGGTGGCCAGCTTGGTGGCTGGGATCAGATGAGGTCACGGATGATCGGAGAAAATGGTAAACCAATGATTTACTGTTTTAACACCTGCAAGGCGTCGATCAGAACGATACCTACGCAGCAGCACAGTGATATTAAGCCGGAGGATCTGGATACAAATGGCGAAGACCACGCAGCCGATGAATGGCGCTACGCTTGCATGTCCAGGCCTTATACACGAAAACTGCCACAGCAAGAGCCAGATGAAGACCTGGACGCCTGGGGAAGAAAGAGAGCACCTGAATCATGGAAAACGCGATGATTGATCAAGATTATAATGATGACCAGAGCGGTAATGATGCTACCAATTCCGCCGACCTTGATATGGTCATCCGTTATTATGATGATTATATCAACCAGACTATTGAATCCAGGGCGGAGGCTGAACGTGACCGCGATTACTACGATAACAAACAATGGACTCAGGATGAGGTCGATATAGTAGAAAGCAGAGGTCAGCCGGTTATTACGAGTAACAGAATCAAGCCAAAGGTTGATTATCTGATTGGGCTAGAACAGCAGACACGCACAGACCCAAAGGCGTACCCACGCACACCCGTACATGAAAAGGACGCTGAATCGATTACAGATGCGATCCGGTTTGTTTGCGATAACAATGATTTTCAGGACCAGGCGTCGAATGGATTTAAAAACCTTAATATTGAAGGCATCGAGGCCGCCGAAGTGTTGGTTAAGAAGCGCGGTGGAAAGCTGCAAGTTGAGATAGTAACCGCTGAATGGGATCGTATATTTTACGATGTACACAGCCGCAAGCCTGATTTCTCTGACGCCAAATATAAAGGCGTGTCGGTTTGGCTTGATGTCGAGGATGCAATAGACAGATGGCCGGACAAAGAAGACATTATCATGGCATCGTTCGAGTCGAACAGCCACGATGAAACATTTATGGATACACCCCGCACACAATGGACAGCCGTTGATGATGGCCGTCAGCGTGTAAGGTTCAATTATATTTACTTTCTGAAAAATGGCGTTTGGCATTATGCCTTTTATACTGAGAGCGGATTTCTTGATGGTCCGGCAGAATCGCCTTATCTCAATGATATGGATGAGCCAGATTGTGCGCTTATCTTTCAGTCAGTTTTTGTTGATCGTGATGGTAACCGTTACGGATCTGTCCGCCAGGTTATCAGCCAGCAGGACGAGCTGAACAAGCGCCGGTCGAAGTTCCTGCACCTCGGCAATAGCCGACAGACATACAGCACCGAGGGCGCAGTGGCTGATGAGAATGAGGCTAAGCGGCAACTGGCTTTGCCTGATGGCCATGTGAAGATGCAGCGCGGCGAGTTTGGCAAGCATTTTGGCGTCATACCGACTGGTGATCTTGAACAAGCGCATTTCAGTTTGATGCAGGATGCAAAAAACGAAATCGATATGATTGGATCCAATGCCAGCCTGCAGGGAAAAGATGGCGGCAGCACATCGGGCCGCCAGGACCAAATCAAGCAGCAGGCCGGACAAGTTGAGCTTGGGCCAATATTTAACGCACATACAAATTGGAAACGCGAAATATACAGGCATGTATGGTATCGGGTGCGCCAATTCTGGACAGAAGAACGCTGGATCCGCGTTACTGATGATGAAAAGAACCTGAAATGGGTAGCGCTAAACAGGAAGGTAACAGCTCGAGATGTATTGCAGCAGAAATATCAAAACAATCCGGAGCTGTTGCAGCAGATGATGACGCAGTATGCCAATGATCCGCGCATGAACCAGGTTGTTAAGGTTGAGAATGAGCTGGCGCAAATCGATGTAGATATAATACTTGAAGAAATACCAGATGTTGCAAACATTGAGCAAGAGCAATTTGACACACTGGCCAAGCTGTACGACAAGTCAGGCGGCGAGGTTCCATTTAGTGAGCTTGTTAAGCTGTCGTCACTGCGTAACAAAGACAAGTTTATTGAGGCTATCGAGGGCACCGAAGAAGCCAAGAGGGCAAAACAGCAGCAGCAGCAGGAAATGGAACAGCTACAGGCTGCTGGTGCTAAAGCGTCAGTTGACAAGGTGCTATCAGAAGTCGATAAGAACACAGCACAGGCCGACAAGGCTCATGCAGAGGCCTTGAAAACCATGGTTGAGGTACACAGGCCGCCGCCGCAGTTACAGCACCAACCACAGCGCTGATAAACAAAATTAAAGATTTACCGAACCCGCATTACGCGGGTTTTTTATTGCCTGTCACTTGACAGGTTCCGCCGCCGGGTTTCGGGCGTAAAAAACTGGCCGCCGCAGAACGGGCGTTAATGGAGGATAGAAATGGCTGACTTTGATGATAATGAAATTGATGATCTTGCAGATGTTTATGGATCAGCTCTTGATGAGCCAGGAACAGTCGGAGCGATAGCGAGTGCAGCAGATGACGATAATTCGTCAACAGATGACGATGACACATCGAAAGCTGCAACCGATAACGCTTCCACTGAGACTGACGAAGCAGGGGCAGAAAAACCAGATGCACAAACGGGCGAAAAAGACGATGAAGCGCCGCCGGCTGGTGATATTCAGGCAAGTGATCAAGGGCAGGACGATCAGACCAGCGACAACAAGCCGGATGTTTTGGGCGAAAAGGAAAAAGGTCTTTTAGCAGCAGCGCAAGCTGAACGTGATAAGCGTCAGCAGGCAGAGGAAAACTATCGATTGTTGCAGCAGCAGATGATGACGTTAATGCAGCAGCAGCAAGCGAACCAGCAGCAACCAGTAGCAGAACAACAGGAAGATGAGATTGATTATTACCAGGATCCCGCCGCAGTAATTAATCAGGCGGTGGGCAAGGCTGTTAGCCAGGTAACCGATCAGTTCAGTAATCAATTCCTGAATTTGTCAGAGAATTTAGCCAGGTCAAAGCATGATGACTTTGACGATGTTAAGGCTCACTTCTTTGACAATATGGTTAAAGCAAATCCTATGCTTATAGATCAGGCAAAAGCACAACCAGATCCCTATGAATATATCTACAAAACCAGTAAGCAGAATAAATCTGTTGCAGATATAAGTGATCCGGTTGCTTACCGCGAGAGGGTACGCCAGGAAATACTGGCGGAAATTGAAGCGGAAAGGGCTGCGTCGAATAGCGCTGTTATCGAGAAAGACGTTGAACAGATCGCCACAAAACTACCGGGTACATTAACAAGCGCCCGTGCAGCTGGCGGAAATACCGACGTTATGCCGGATGATTCGCTAGAAACTTTGTACGGGCATCGCTAACCCGTAGGAGATAGACCATGGCTAATACTAGAACAGCCACCGAGCTAGTCGTAACAAAATTCCTGAAACAGTATTATCGGGAATATGTACGGCGCTCGCGTTTTACCCGGTACACCGGGATGGATCACAATAATGTTATTGTGATCAAAGAGGGCCGCAAAAAGATTGAGATCCCATTAGTAACACGCCTCAAAGGTGATGGCACTAGCGGATCAAAAACCTTGCGCGGTAATGGTGAGGCTATTGGCAACTATGGCCAGGAGTTGGCACCGTCTTACAAACGCCATGCGGTTGAGTTTGACAAGGAAGAACTTGAAAAACCAGCTATTGACCTAATGAGAGCAGCGCGTCCATTGCTGCTTGACTGGTCAATGGAAAAAACCCGCGATGACGTTATCAAGGCAATGGCAGCAATGCACGATGGTACAGCGTATCGTGAGATTGCGGCTGTTACTGAGGCGCAAGCCGACTTGTGGGCAGCACAGAATGATGATCGTATCTTGTTTGGTTCAGCACTAGCCAACTCGTCAGGTGATCATTCTGCTGACCTTGCCAAAGTTGACACCACTAACGACACCCTGGACCGCGGCATTGTAGGCCTTGCCAAGCGCATGGCCAAAAATGCTAATCCTCATATTCGCCCGATCCGTATAGGTGAAGATGAAGAGTGGTATGTGATGTTTGTGGACTCTTACGCCTTCCGTGATCTTAAGACGGATATGGCAACAGAGCACGCAAGCGCAATGCAGCGTGGTAAATCAAATCCCATCTACAAGGAAGGTGATTTGGTTTATGACAGTGTTATCATTCGTGAAATCCCTGAAATCGGGGAACTTGTCACAAACACGAATGGCACACTGTCAACCATTAACCTGTTGACTGGCGGCGCGTCATCAGCGCGTGTTGCACCATGCTTTTTCTGTGGTGCTCAGGCATTGGGTTATGGTTTGGGTCAGCGTCCTAAGATCATCGTCGATAAGCTCTATGATTACGGTTTCCAGCCAGGCGTAGCCGTCGAGCTGAAACACGACATCAAGAAGACGTTCTTCGATGATAACCCGAGCGAAACAAGCAGCCAGCATGTCCAGAATGGCATGGTGACCGTCTATGTCGCGGCTGCCGTTGATTCTTAATCGATAGCAGTTGGTGGGTGATAGGTAAGCAATAAAGCCCGGCCTTTAAGCAGGGGCCGGGCTTTATAATTTCAGGTAATAATTTTTAAGGAGACAAGACGATGGCTGCAAACAATTCACTGCAGTACGGGAGTGGTAAACCTCGCCCTGGTGCTGGTCCGGCTGGCAATCTCAAGGTGTTATTTGGTTCAATTAACATCGCAACAGCTTTATCGGCAGCAGACACCATCAATTTCTTTACAGCGCCAAAGGGTTTTACGCCATTATTCGGTTTTCTGCAGGGTGCAGATCTTGATACTGGTGCTGAAACGCTTGAGATTGATATAGGTATTTCTGGTACCGCACAAAAGTACCTAAATTCCGGTGTGATCACAGGTGATGCTGTAACTGAAATTAAGCCGGTTGCCGGTATCTGGATGCCTTTAGCTGGGACGCTGTTTACGGCTGTACCAACTGAATTTACCGCAGATACCGATATCATTGGCACCATTACCGCAGCCGCAGCTGCAGGTGGTACTGGTGTGCTGACATTGATAATGCTCGGTGTTTACAACGATGAGCGGGTAACTGCTTAAAACCATAAGGAATAGAAAAGGCGGGCCGTATTTGCCCGCTTTTTTTATTATCTAAACTATCAGGAGATTAACAGTCATGAGTAAAGGCAATCAGAAGCCGCAACAGCAGGATCCTGTGAACGCATTGAACGGTCAGGTTGAAAACGGTGAAGCTGAGGTAAGTGCTGTCGATGGCCGCACCTTTGAGTACGTTGGCGATCATGAGTCTATCGACTTTTATGGCATTAAATTTAAGCGAGGGGAGCCTGTCACTGTTCCATGTGAAACAATCGCCTATACCTGGAAGAAGTTCGGCCACGGCCAGAACAGCTCCAATTTCACGGAAATACCTGTGACGGTTGTGGATAAGCTCGCCGGCCACAGTGATTTTGTTGAAGTAACCGAGTAAATCGATATGGCAACGCAAGCAGATGTGATCATTAGCGCGCTGGTTAAGTGCCACGTATTAGAGCACGGCGATACTTATGAAAATGCCGACCAGCAAGCAGCGGCTGAGGCCATTATGGCCAACCTACTGGCTTTGTTGACGGAATTACAGGTTTCAACCTGGGGAGCCGAAGACGAGATACCAGACCAGGCCGTGCTGCCGGTGACCACACTGCTTGCGGCTGCATTATGTGATGATTTCGATGTGCCTGAACCGCACAACAGCCGATTGCAGCGTATGGCCTGGGGTCCGGATATTCAAGACAATATATCAGCGATAACGATGTTGCGCCGGTTGTCATCTAACCGCTATGTCCACACGCCAGTCAAGTCGGAGTATTTCTGATGGAAGGCCGCATATCACTGGCCGTTGATCTTCAAATAACGGCCTTTTCTGGTGCTGAGATTACAGAGCATGAGCGCGGCCTACATAATGCCATGGTCATCAAAGACGGTGACAAGTATCTGGTCACACAGAGGCCAACCATAGACGTATCGATTGATGCCAGCGCAACTATTGGTGCTGTTCAGGGTCGCGGCGTTTATTACTGGTCATTTACCGGTTTTACCTACCTTGTGGCTGGTGATACGGTTTACAAGGGCAATTATTCAACAGTTGTTGGCACGATAACAGCAGGTATAAGGCCGGTTTATATCTACGAGCTTGACAATCTGCTATTGATTGTTGACGCAGAAAACGATCAGGCCTGGACCGTCAACAGCTCAGATACATTAACACAGATTACAGATCCCAATTTCCCACCAAAAGACACACCAGCGGTAAGCATTGTTCCAGGGTGCGCCGTACTCAATGGTGTTGGCTTTGTCATGGGTGTTGATGGATTAATATACAACACAGCTTACGAGGATCTGACAACCTGGCAGGCGCTGGGTTATGTAGCCGCCGAACGTGATCCGGATCGAGGCGCTTTCATTGCAAAGCACCATGATCATATTATCGGGTTTGGTGCCGCCACAATTGAGGCGTTTTTCTACGATGATAATAATGCCTCTAACGCGTCACCTTTAACCCGGAGGCAGGACGTTTTTTATAATGTCGGCATCTATAACGGTGGTTCGGCCTGGGTTGATGGTGATCGGATATTCTTTGTCGGCGTTAATAGTTCAGGCGGCGTTGGTGTTTGGTTACTTGAAAACTTCGCTCTCAAAAAGATATCAAGCGAATCTCTTGACTCATTCCTTTCAAGCGCACTGAATACGGATCTCTATGTTGTTTTGGGGTCCGGGTATCATTCAGCCGGCCACATCTTCTATGTGATCACCTTTTATGAAGAAACCAGCGTACTGACGCCAGTTAAATCACTGGTTTATGATGACATTACCGGTATATGGGGCACGATTGAAACAACTATTGGCGGGCTGAACGAATACCCCCTAATCGGCTGGTCAAAGCGTACCAGCACCACAGCCAGGCGCGGACAGGGAATGATGTACAACGGCGATGTGGTGGTGATGACAGATGATCTGGTTCCGAATGATTCCCTTTTGGCCAGTGATGTATTTGTGGCAGACGGCTTTGTTGATGATGGTTTTATCACGGGAGCCAATCCTGAAGGCGCAGCGTTCGAGATGCGTATCAGAACAGGACAGCAGGATTTCGGCACAAACAGAAACAAGTACCTTGCACAGCTCGGGGTTGTATGTAACAGCACAGCGGCAAGCCAGACACTCACGATTAAGCGATCCAAGAATAAGTCAGATAACTTTGATTCCGGAAGATCACTGGATTTATCAAAGCCACGTTTTTTGCACGGTTTAGGCAGATTCAAGCGGTGCAATTTTGAGCTGTCTACAACGTCAACAGAGCTTGTAAGGCTTGAAGCTCTTGAATATTTAATCGGGATATAACTGTGGCAACACGGGTTCCACCACCACCACAAGCGCTACTTGATGAAAAAAGTTGGCATATCTGGCGGCGGTGGTTTTCTTTATTGTGGGATTACACAAAACCAGGGCCGTTAGAGATCCCAGCTTATATAACAGCCGATCTTCCGGCGGCTTCCGAGTGGTGCGATAACGCGACATATTCATCATTGGTATATGTGATCGATGACACCAACGATGATTCGTTTGTGTCTGATATTCCGGATGGGCCCTGCCTGGCGTTTAGTGATGGCACAAATTGGCGTCGAGTTACCGATAGAAGCATTGTTGTTTAATTATAAACAGAGGATTAGATCTATGTACAAATTTACACGATTGGCTAAGTTTGGATTGACTCTATACATGTCAGCGTTCATCACAGCTATCGCCATGTTTGCCAATGTCGCAGATGCTACAACTATTACTACTCGAACCGGCAAAGGTGCCGCGTTAACGCATGCCGAACTTGAAACGAATTTTTTTATAGGCACGCTGGCCAAGACGGCCGACTACACGCTAACCGAACCTGATAACCGCGATACTGTTGAGTTTAATGGGTCAAGCCTTACCGCGACATTGCCTGACGCGGCGACGATCATTGCCGCGACCGATACCGGCGATTACCAGGTTACGCTGATCAACCTTGCTGCCACGGCACTGACGGTAGCGCGTACCGGAACCGACACGATCAACGGCGGTACATCATATAGCCTGGGACAATATGAATCGGCCACGTTCAAGGTTAATGCTGCCGGCACCAGCTGGAACGTAACAGCCGGGAAAATTTATAGCGCTATTGATATCAACGGTGGTGCGATTGATGGCACGACTATTGGTAACAGCGCGATTGATGGCACAGCTATTGGCGGCAGCACACCGGCTGCAGGTGCGTTTACTACGCTTTCGGCTACAGGTGCGTCAACACTGGCAGGCGGATCAAGCAGCGGAACATGGTCGAATCTTGGAACCGTCACGACTGTTGACATTAATGGTGGCACGATCGATGGCGCAGCGATTGGCGGGGCAACGCCCGCAGCCGTTACGGCCACAACGCTGGATGCTACAGGTGCCTTCACATCGCTTGGTATTGATGATAATGCGGCCAGTACCGCAGTGACAATCGACAGTGGTGGACAGGTAGGTATTGGTAAAGCACCTACACGGGAATTTGAAGTTTACGGCGCTGGCAATGTTTATATGAAGATCGACGCGCCAACTAGCCAAAGTGGTTCGGTTGAATTTTCCGTTAACAATACAGTTGACTACACAATTCGAGATCAGACCGCGACAAGTGGCGGTCTGAATATAGCGCCCGGGAGCGCGACATCTGCCACTGAGGGGTTAAAAATATCGTCAGATGGTAACTACGGTTTTAATGTAGTACCTGAAGCGTGGGCAAGCACGCTAACAGCTGCCCAGCTTGGTGGAAATGGTGCTATCTGGGGAGATACAACAGCCGGGTCAGGCAAAGCTATTATGATGACGCAGAATGCTTACAATGATGGTGCGAATAAATATATTTCAACTGCCGAAGCCTCAATTTATCAACAGTATGCCGGATCACATATTTTCGGTATAGCCGCGTCAGGAACTGCAGATACCGCTATTTCTTGGACAACTACCCTAGTAGGAAACAATGACGGATCTTGGGACTTTGGAAGCGGTACAGTCACCATCCCAACAACCGATATCAACGGTGGTGCGATTGATGGCACAGCTATTGGCGGATCAACAGCGGCGGCTGGGGCCTTCACCACGTTATCTGCTTCTGGAACGATTAGCGCCAACGGTGGACAGATTGCTTTCCCGGCAACACAAAACGCATCAGCTAACGCCAACACTTTTGATGATTATGAAGAAGGAACGACTGCGGTAACGCTTAGTGCCAATAGTGGAACCATAACAATAGATACTTCATACGACACCCTTTCTCACACGAAGATCGGAAATAGAGTGTTTGTTGAGGGGGAACTTAGGGTTTCTTCTGTTAGTTCACCGACCGGTGTACTCTTTGTTAACGGCTTACCTTATACAGCAGCGTCTACCAGCGAGGGCGCAAACCTCGCCGGGTTTTCTGTTGAATACTATGGCATAAACGCGGCAACGCTTGGCTTATACGGCCTTGTTGGTAACGGCGGGACAACAATAAGCGTCTATGAGAGAGACACTACTGGAACTGGAGTCGCCGCAGCCGACAATATAATAGCCGGAAGCAGACTATACTTTAACTTCCATTACAGAGCAGCCAATTAAAGGGGGTACGTCATGGGATGGTTCAAAAAGCTGACAGGTATAGATACACCTAATGCACTAAAAAGTTTTGATGACTCGGTTAGAAGTGGTGCAAGCGAAGTTTGGCAAAAGGGCATTAACGAACCATTCCTTGGTGGTGCTGAACGTGACGCGGCTAGAACACAGGCCGCCGCCGCAGAGGAAGCGAAACAAGGCTGGTCGAATTATTATCCGCAGGTGCAGAACCTGTATGATCCCTATCAGCAGATTGGAACCAATGCGCTTAACCAGTATGTTTCAGGCGTTAACCAGCAAAATCTGCCAAACCTACCAGCATCTCCCAGCGTCCCGGGTGCACCAGGTTACAACAACGATCTGAATACATTTAATCATCAAACGCAACCACTATCACTGGATCCAGGACAAGGGCCACAAAACCTTGATTATCAGGGTAGG